TAAGGGAGGTTTTACTCCCAAGATACCTCACCGCCTCATAGAGGCGGCGAGGTATCTTTGTTGTGTCCCAAAACGCCTTAGGGCGTTTTAGGGACGACTGGAACCGTAGGTTCCAATAGACGTGGGTTCCAATACCAATATTAGTGGTTTTCTTTCAACAACAACAAATGATGTCCATCACGTTTACAAATAATACGTCCTTCAATGTCACCTACAAAACGCATTTTTACCACATCCGTTTGATATTTTCTTTCATAAAGTTCGTAATTTTCCGTCATCAATTCTATAGGACATGTATTTTTCCAATGACAAATACCTTTGACCACAGAATTCACAAAATAGTCACTAAATCCGTTTAACAATCCCCAGTCATATATATGATTTTCATGATGTATGCGATGAGCATTTGTACTCATAAAAAACCCGATTGATTGTAAACATTGTACCCATAAGGGTATATAGCGTCCATGATTGAGTTCATGCATATATTTATGGGAAATGGTTATCAAGGGAATGATAGAATACGTTAGTAATAACAGCAATCTCAGTACGACATTTTTAATCAACAAAATCACAAAAAAGATAAAAATCAATACAATCATTGTCAAGGTTACCCAAGAGGTAGAATCGTCTATGTCTTTCCAATTGCTAGGAAAATAATGATGACAGGAAGAATATCCGTACATTACGGGTACAATCAAATATCCTTCTTCGTCCACACTGAATTTCGTCGTAGAATAGGCATTATCCACAAACGTAATATGTACCAAAGCACTGATCAAATCTGCCAAAAACACCGCCAAAATACCAATTGCCAACAATTTCGGTAAAAAATAGGGACGTTTCAATTTTGAAATGGTCATACATATGGGAACAACTAGTGCAAGTAGAAGAAGAGGTGACAACCATTTCAACATTGTGACGACCCAATTGGGAAAAAGCCACTGTTTCTTGGATTCAAGTCCAACTTCACGATACGAAGTCATGTATTTTTTTTCTGTATTATCATCTGTATGATGCTGTTTCATCGCTTACCCCTATACACAATACTATATATTGTGATCAGACGAAAAATTGATTATAATTGTGTCATACCGAATCTATTTATACACAACGTATGATATTATGACAATGAACCGTCCTTCTGAAACACAACCCGATGCAAGTCCTCCTCAAAAAAAAATACATAGAAAAATCAAAGGGAAATCCGTACGACTCTTGGATTTTCACGTCTATGATGAATCTTCAGTCGTATCACCCATGTCCACCGACCAATCCTCTTCCGAAGATGAAACCGTGAATGTATCCAAAAAACCCCATCCAGTACCCAAATTCATCATACAAATGTATGGGATCAATGAACAAGGAGAAACCTTTTCCATTTTTGTCCAAGAATTTCAGCCATTCTTCTTTGTATCGGTTGCTGATCATTGGACACAACATAATTGCGACCAATTACGTACCGAATTATTGACTAAATTGGGTGGCGGAAAACGTGCAGAACAATTGTTGTTGGGCGTGGAACTGGTCAAATACAACAAATTATATGGATTCAGTGCAGGTAAACAATCCAAATTCGCTCAATTAACTTTTCAAAATTCCATGACCATGATGCGTGTAAGAAATATGTGGTATATTACGGAACCACCGAAACATGAAGGTGATATTCCTATACGTAAATTACGTCCTCTGTATTCCCAAAAATGCAAATTGGAATTGTATGAGAGCAAATTACCCCCTTTGTTACGTTATTTTCATATCTACAATATTTCACCCTCTGGATGGGTATTTGTACCTCAACATACCATGATTGATAGCGAAAAAACGACAACTTCTTGTCATTATGAATTTCGTTGTAGTATGCGTGATTTAATTCCACAATCACAAAAAGAAACCCGAGTTCCTTACAAAATCTGTAGTTTTGATATTGAAGCGTCTAGTAGCCACGGGGATTTTCCCATTCCGAAAAAAACATACAAACGATTGGCGACGCAATTGGTAGATATTTTCCAACAACAAATCAAACAGGGTAACTGTGACAAATCCCGACAAAATATTCTCATTGAACGAATCATTTTGGCGGCGTTTGGCTACGGCAAATTTTCGGACATTGATTTGGTATATCCCAAAGGAAAAACCCCGTCACGAAAATATTTGGAAGAAACCTTGATTCCTCGGTGGATCGCCCATATCTGTATGGATTCCGAAGGTAATCGTATTATGAATACTGATACAAAAAATCTACAATCCATTGAAAGAATGTTTGAAAAAATCTTACCCGAAGAGGATGGTGAAGAAAAAGACGAAGACGATGTCGGTGATAATGAGGTTGATATGATAGAAGAAAATGAATGTGACGAAGAAGACCATTTACCACGTCCTACCTCAAGAAAAACACCGAACCCTACACCAAATGTAAAAATAATTGCAGGAATAGCCGGAAAACCTGAAGCGCTAGCGGAAGGTTTCTCCGGCATCATACGCAAGGACGACGTAGGAGTCCTGGCGCATGATGAACTATTGGATATGTTACAACAGGGCAAATATTCACGTGAAGAAAAAATAGCCATGGTCAATGAAGCCTTTTGTTTTCCTGAACACGGATTTCCTGAATTGGAAGGCGACAAAGTGACCTTTATCGGTTCCACATTTATGAAATATGGGGAAAATGAACCCTATCTGAACCATTGTTTGGTATTAAATACGTGTGATCCCGTACCCGGTGCCGTCATAGAAACTGTGTCCAGTGAAGACGATTTATTGAAACAATGGGCTCAATTGATTCAGACGGAAAATCCTGATATCATCATCGGTTACAATATTTTCGGGTTTGATTATCAATTTATGTTTGTACGTGCGCAAGAAACAGGTTGTATTCATGAATTTCTGCAATTGTCGCGTAAATACGAACAAGAAGACACAAACCCAGACAAAATAACCACCCCTAAATTGGACAATACCAAGATTGTTCTAGCCACGGGTGAATATGATTTGCGATATCCGAGCATGCCGGGACGATTACAAATAGACATGTATACGTATTTTCGTCGTGATTTCAATTTGGCTTCGTACAAATTGGACGATGTGGCTGGACAATTCATTCGTGATGATGTGAAAAAAGTGGAATTTGTCACGGACAGTGACGGTGAGAGGGCGTTCACGTATTTATATACGAACAATATTGCCGGATTACACGCGGGCGACTATATTCATATTGAGATTTCTAGTTTTACCAGTGATTATTATCGTGATGGACACAAATTTGTGGTATTGGAAATACAACCGTCTTCTGATCCTATATCTAAATATATTGTATCCATTGAGGGACACGAAACCGAACTTCACGATCAGAAAAAAAGTATCAAATGGTGTATGGCGAAAGATGACGTATCTCCACAAGACATTTTCCGTCTAACGAATGGAAGTTCAGCGGATCGTGCTAAAGTCGCGAAATACTGTATTCAGGATTGTAATCTAGTACATCATCTGATGAACAAGATTGATGTGATCACCGGTTATGTAGAAATGGCACGTATTTGTAGTGTACCGATTTCCTTTTTGGTATTTCGCGGTCAAGGTATCAAATTAACCAGTTATGTATCCAAAAAATGCCGCGAAAAAAAAACATTGATGCCCGATTTGGAAAAACCGGAATTTGCCGACGGATACGAAGGTGCCATTGTATTACCACCGAAATGTTCCATGTATATGGACAATCCTGTTGCTTGTCTGGATTATGCTTCGTTATATCCTTCTTCCATGATTAGTAACAATTTGTCACCCGATAGCAAAGTATGGACCAAAGAATACGATCTGAAAGGTACATTGATTCGTCAAACGGGAGATCCCGCCTATGACAATTTGGAACATTTGGACTATAAATACATTGATGTGGAATTTGACACCTTTCAATGGCGTCGTAATCCGGAAAAACCATCGGCACAAGCCGTAAAACAAAAAACGGGGAAAAAAATATGTAGATGGGTACAATTACCCAATCATCAAAAATCCATCATGCCCGCCATTTTGGAAGAATTATTACAGGCACGTGCAAATACACGTAAAATGATCAAAACCGAAACCGACCCCTTTATGCAAAACATATTGGACAAACGACAACTCGGTTACAAAGTGACTGCCAATTCATTGTATGGTCAATGTGGTGCCCGAACCTCTACCTTTTATGAAAAAGATGTGGCGGCGTCTACCACGGCAACGGGTCGTCAAATGATTATATATGCCAAACGAATTATTGAAGAAGTCTATGGTGATATGGAATTTACCACCGAAACCCAGGGCACAGTCAAATGTTGTGCAGAATATGTGTATGGTGATTCCGTTGCGTATTATACTCCCATTACGATTCGTGTAGGGAAACATATTACAATTCATACGATTGAAGAAGTCGCAAAAATGTACGGAATGGACCGTTGGAAAACGCGTGATGACAAGGAATTTTGTGAACTGAATTTGATTCCGGTGGATAGTTGGACCGAAAAAGGATGGACACGTATTCATCGGGTGATTCGTCACAAGTTGGCACCTCATAAACAAATGATACGTATTACCACTAATACTGCCATGGTAGATGTAACGGATGACCATTCTCTTTTGACCAAGACAGGTGAGCCCATTTCGCCCAAAGATGTCCAACTGAGTACCCAATTGTTACATCATGATGTGATTATGAAAAAGATCGGTGAACATGGTGAGTTCGTATCGGATAATATCATGAAATTGAAAAATCACAAATTCCTAACAGAAGGATCCTATACATTTAACAATCAACGCGATACGATGGTAGAAATCGCCGAATATTATTTTGCGATGCATGAATTGGGATACGGTGTAGAAATAGAATCCAATAGTATCACTAATAGTATCACCTTGCACGCCTACGAAAACTTGTATCTTGAACCGGTGGATTCTATTATTCAAAAAATAGAAATATTACCATATTATGGTGATAATTATGTATATGATCTAACAACGGACAATCATCATTTCGCCGCGGGAATTGGTAATATGATTGTACATAACACGGATTCGGTATTCTTTACCTTTAATTTGAAAGACCCTACGAAAAATCTAGAAGATATTCGCGGTAAACGTGCTTTGGAAATTACGATAGAAATCGCACAAGATGCGGCGAAATTATGCACACAATTTCTGAAATCACCGATGGAATTGTCGTACGAAAAAACCATGATGCCGTTTATTCTGTTGTCCAAAAAACGTTATGTTGGTATGTTATACGAAA